CACTATCTAATTCTATGGCATCTTGAATAAACAAATTTGCAAATCTTTTTGTATTAGTACCGATTCCTCTAGAATTATGAGTATCTGGAATCAAAGAAGCTTCAAGTGCCTCACTAAGACTATTAAATATTGCTGAATCAAATAGATTTTTTTCAGTGATAATATCGCTTACAAGTCCTGAATCTAACACTAGATTATTTGTTACCAAATAACTTTTGGTGACATATTCATCAATTTCTTGACGTGTCAATCCAGAGTCTAATCCACCAAGAGCTCTGTTTCTAATGTAATCTGTATCAATTAAACCGATGACACCAACAGAATCTATTGAGTTTTCGTTGATAAGAGTTATGGTTTTAGCAGAATCAAAGTCAGCAGAAAATGCTAGAATGGCAGCAGAATCTAAAATATTTGGACTGGCAGCAATGTCTGATATAAGTGCAACTGTGCCTGTACTATCTGGCAAGGTGATAATGTTGTCTTTGGTTGGCTCTACAGCACGCAAGAATGTTTCATTGGTATCGCTTGGTGTGGAGTTAGCACTATCTGCTCCGATAAACACAACACTTCTTTGGTCAAAGGAAATACCTTCAAGATTCAATCCACCGACTGAATCATTAACTAATAAACCTATAGAAGCAAGGTCTGAATACACCTCTGCAAAATTTTGGTTCATCTTAATAGCACCAGAACGCAGGGTATCTCCTGTTCCGTCGTTTCCTGCACTACCGACTGCTATAATTTGTCTTGCCATTTCTAAATTCCTTATTTAATACGACTATTTATAATAGTTATACAGACTTACTGGACCATCACTGTCAGATGCTTTAATATGATATGTTCCATCGAACGTTGTAAATGGTGAAGTGCTTGAGAACTTCGTGAACGTATCGTCGTAAGTAAGATGGAAACCTGCCCAATGATCCACGTCCGCAAAGTTTGAATCCACGTAACGGATAGTTTCTGATAGACCAAAGTTCTCAGGTGTCTTGTAAACACTAAGTCTTTCTGGTGCATGATCTTCATCATCTTCAATGATATTGAAGTAATTAGGATTGACATATCCAGCAACAACATAACCTGTTTTATCATCATTATCAGCATAGATACCAGTGACTTCACCTTCTGTTCTACCATATACCATCTCAGCATGTGAGTGTACTTTCTCACGAGGATCAAGTATTGGAAGTGACTCTTCTGTCGTTACACCAACTGGTACATTAGATAAAATTACAACTTCTGCTGCTAAATGATAACCTGATGGGTGTACATACCTTCTCCATAAAGTTTCCCAAACATGGATCGGGAAAGGAGAACTGACCAACAAAGAAAAGACCTGATAGATTTTACCGTCATGGATCCTTTTACCAAACTCAGTTCCAATCTCATCCATACCAACATAGATCAAATCTTTTTTAGGATAAATTATTTCAACGTCTTCTTCATTGAAGAAAGATCTAAAGAAACCATATCCCGAATATTCAGAACCTTTTACTCGGAAAAAATTACCAAAGTTCCTAATAACTTCTCTAGGAAATTTGAAAACAGATTGCCCAACACCGAGACCAACTTCATCAAAAAGAAAATCAAGTCTTTCTAATTCAGTATCTTCAAAGTCTCTAACTGCAGAAATCTCATTTATAATCCCACCCCATTGTCCATCAGAATCTAAATAATCATAGTATCCTTCTAAGAACGCAATAAGATTTGGATAATCTTCTTGAAAGTATTCTGGCAAAACTTCTTGTATCAAACTCTTTCTGAGATTTACAGGAAGTCTATTATAGTCTTTCAGAGTTTCTGAATTATTTGGTGAATAAGCCATTAGTTCACTTCAAGTGTTGCAGTCTGTCTGTCAAGAACAGCGGAAGCAGAAGATGTTTCTGTTGATAATTTTAATATGTAATTCCTTAATGGTTTAATGCTAGAATCATCTGCTGGGACAACAGTTATCTTTATTTCATTTGACCCACTTAATAATCTAGTTGGTGAAAATCCTACAAAAGAAACTTTACCCGAAGAAACATCATAATTTCCTACATTATCAACCAATATGTTATCATCTAAATCAAAGACAGCGAGTTGATTTGAACTTAATCTATTTTTAACAACAGCAACCGTTCCTTGGAATTCAAATGCGTCTGTAATAATCCGATTGAATACGTCATCTGGGTCAGCAATATCACAAGGGAACTGAACTTCAAATGTATTTAAGTCAGCAGGAACTATCAATTCATGCATTTGAACCTTTATGCCAATTTTAGTATTCAGCACTGCTTTTCCTAATGCATCAATTTCTGTTAATAGATTGCTCTTTCTGAAAGTTTTATCAAATGACTCTAAGTTCCTCAAAAAATAATTCCTGATATATTTTTGTATGTTGCTTTCCTGAGTTTGACTTGATAGTCCTGTAAGGGCAGGATCAAAGTTAAATTGAGTTGTCAAGATTAAGAAAACGTCTTTTGGTTCTACAAACTTTGGTGTCATCGACATAGTAGAAAGGTTCTTCACATAGTTTGCTCTAATTTGATCTTGTACTTGCTGTTTAGTTGCAGCAGGAGTTCCTGTAGTAAAGTTCAAGGAAATATAAACTGCACCATAATCTATCGGTACATTTTGATCACCAGACCAAACTGCTGATTCCTTTACTGTAGAAAAATTAGTATCAATGATTGCTTTATAATCTAAAGATGTCACCAACCTTTGCTGGGCAGCAAAAGCGATAGGAGCAAGTTGACGAATAGACTCAATTGATTGTTTTTCTAAACCACCAGAAGATTCAGAAGCTAAAACTGCTGACAAAACATATTGTACACCATTTACTGAAACTTGAGAATCAGCAGTAAATGAAGTTGCACCGTTTGCGACTGATCCCTTAGATGACAGGTATGTTACAACAATCTTTTGTCCTGGGTCTGGTGATTTACCAAAAGAAGTACCATCGCCAAAGTTAATTTCAAATGTACCGTTTGGTGCTTCGTGGATGCTGTAGTATGTTGTTTCTGAATCAATCCTTACAGCAGTAGAAAGAGGTGTATATTCTGTAAATGTATTTGAAGTGAGACTATCATAAACTAAAACACGTGCTGTAGACTTGTCCATTGTCTCATCAGGAACGATATATATTTGCCTTTCATTCTTTTGACCAACGATAAATGTTTTGGTCTTTTGAATACCTTCGAATATTGGGATATCCGTTGATCCTGCACTAGTCCTAAAGTCGTATGTTCCTGAACCATTGTCCCTTGCTGAAAATGCTTCTTGCGTTCTAAATGTATATGATACGCCATCAACCGAACCTGTAAATTGAGTTCCTCTAGGGATTCCAATAGTTACTGGACGACCAGGAACGTTGGTAAGGTTTAAAGATAATTCTACAAGTGCTTTTGATGAAGTTCTAGAACGAGTTTCATACCCAAGCATAGCAGCATGAGAAAGAACAGAACTTCTTAATTGCGCTGTTGGTAAGAATGCTTCATTCAAAGCAAAGTTTGCGGTCAAAGCATTTTGATGAGTGTTGTAAGCGAGAACATCTAATAAGTTGTTTAGACCAGCACCTTCAAAGTTGTATGAATTAAATTCATCTTTGCTTTTGAAATAATCTTTGAGGCGATTTTTGATTTTATTAAAATCAAGATCTGCCGATTTAATAGTAGTTGCCATTTTATCTCAACCTTGTAAGTGATAGTTCTAAAGAAACAGGTTCTACCGAATTTAAAACTTGAAAATTAACTGTTACATTTATGTTATTATATTCTGGATCAAGAGAAATAAAAACCTCTCTCATTAAAGCACGTGGTTCATGTAAAGAAATAGTTTCAAATATTTGATCTCTCAGTATGTCTGCTTCAACTGTAGTGTCAAGTTCAAATAAAAAACTATTTAAATTTCCGCCATATTCTGGATTAAAAGGTTTTTCCATAAAGTTAGTCATAAGAATATTTTTGACGGATTGTTTAACTGCCGCAACGTCTTGCTTTTTGTACACGTCACCAGAAGGTTTCGGAGAAAAGAATAAATCCAAATCTGTATAGACTACCGACTTCGTGGTAGAAATAGATGATGTATTTAAATTTCCATCTTCTATAGAAAATGCTTTTGCTGGCATGTTTAATTCCTTTTATCCTATTTATAATGTTTTATGCAAGGATTTCTATAAGTTCACCAGTCGCTTGAACATAATTATTATATCTCGTTTCAAGTCTGTTTTGATAAGTTGCTTTATATCCTGCTTGCAACTCTGGCATAATCACAATAATTTGAGCATTGAGTGAACCATCAACATTATATGTGTCATAGTCTAATATCATTTTTTCGTACTGCTGACTATCTTTCCACCAAGCAGCAAGTTTAAATGTTTGTTTTAAAGCAATTTCGCCTTTACGATTTCTTAGTTCGTATACGATAGCACGACCATATGTTCTATAGTCATTAACACTACCTGCTGCTATCGTTTCTGTTTCTGAAGGTTTATACACGCCTTCCGAAACTACAAGTCTAAACTCATCAAAGTCACCTTCATCTTCCATGATAGATCTCATTAATTGAGCATGAAGATAAAGGTATTTTGCAGTTTCATATCTATCTTCTGTAAACATATGATCCATTGTAATAGGATCACCATGACTTCCAAAGAACTTTGCCATATTGATTCCTCTGGCAAGTTTAGTTCTTTCAGTAATAGTTTTTTTTCTTCTTGGATCATAAGTTGGATTCGGTTGAATTGTTACGATATCATTTTGTACTGATCCTGCAAATCGTTTAGCTTCGGCACCTTTAATCTTGCCAAATACTTCTTTTGGGTTTGGATTTCTAGGGGTCGGTTCATCATCAATGATAGTACCTATCTGAGAAGGAACAGCATTAGAATAAGTTGTATTTAAAACATTTTCTGCAATAGCAGTACCGATGAAATCTTCATTATTTTGAGTTGCTGGGTTTCTTAATTTTGATCTTACTTCACTGACCGTTAATGTTCTGTTTTGAACTCCACCATAATCTACGAATCTGTTTATAGAGTTATAGATAACATCTCCAACATCCACGGCAACTTTGAAGATACCATAGGCAGAGTTAAACCAACTATTTTTCATAACTGAGTTTGTAGGTTGTACTGTTGCCTTTGTATCAACTGCTTGTGCAGATGCAGTATTCTTTGTTCCTGCTGAACCACTAGCACCAATTCCACCAGCAGTACCAGCTCTTCCTGCTTGTGTTGCCGTGTCAGCATTACCAGTCAACGAACCAACAAATTCAGTTGCCTGTGTTCTTGTTGTATATGCTGTATGGGTTGTGATTGTGTCGCCAGCAGTAATTGAGTGACCTGTATATTGATTGTAATTATAAGTGATAATATTCTGACCACCCATTGTTCCACTATCACCAATAACAGTTAAACTTGACGCACCTATATTGATATCGGGTGATGTTGCGATGTATTTGTTTTCAGCAGATATCTGATATTCGGAACCAACGATATCTTCTTTATTTTCACCGACTGTTGTGCTTTGATTACCTTTAACAATATTATTTTGATCACCAAGAACAAGGTTAGTTTCTGCGCCAGTAATAGTCTTTGATACATTTCTATTGACGAACGTTTGGTGATTGTTATTTACGTCTTGACGATACCCACCTTTAACATCTTCTTCCATATCACCGCCAGTTGTAACTGTAAAATTACCACCAACATCTAAATCAAAGTCACCATCAACACGAAGATTCAGATTGCCATGATAAACAATATCCCCATCACCTTCAATGATAACCTTTTCACTTCCTGCTGCAACACGAATAATATTATTTGTAGCATTGATAACGACAGTACCATCGGAACGCATTTCAATACCTGCTCCAGTTTTATGCCTGAATAGCATACGTTCACGACCAGGAGTATCATCGATTTCCTGAACATGACCAGAAACAGTTCTTTTAACCTGATTCAATGGTGCTTTGGATGAAGGATAATTTTTTAACTCGAGGTCAATCCCTACATCACCACCACCAATAAAAAGTTCGTTTTCTTCAATTCCCCTTGCTTCAAGGTTTACAGAAGGCGCATTTGCATATTCGCGTTTAGGATAAACACGTTTGGGGTCAGAAAAAGGATCACCTTTACTTGGTAAATTTTTATCTTTTTCTTCAATTAAAAAATCATCATCCGACATTCTTTATTCCTATTCCTAAGGATTGTTTTCACGTGCTGCGGCAATGGCTTCATCTTTTGATCCATATTGACGTCTTTGTTGCTGTGTTCTAAATATAACTTGCCATCTTCCACGAACCTCATCATATTCAACTTTATTTCCATTAATTACTTCACTGTTTAAAAAGTCATCATCCAAATCTGCATATGGATCATCATCTTCTACCACTTCTCCTGTATCATCATCTACAACAATTTCAACAGTGATTCCATCTTCACCATCTGGAACTTCTCTTCTCTTTTCTAAATATTGACCAACATCAAATCCTGGACCAACAAGAGCCATTACATCTTGAAATCTCATAAGTTGTTCAACTTCAGTTCCATCTCTTTTTATTATACCTTTACTCTCAGCGAGTATTTGGTCAAGACCTTTAAATACACCTCCTGGTGAGTGTCGGTACATAACATCCATCATCATATCAAAGGATTTCCACTGTTCTGCAGTAATGGATTTATCAGAAAGATTAGCATGATTAAGACCAGACTCTGGTGCGTCCCCTAATATACCAGCATCAAATTGAATCATGATACCTTCTTCATGAATCTTCATATATTTAGACTTTGATTCTTGTTCTAGTTTATTGGCCCCATATGTAGTGGGTCTAGTTCCTATAGGAACAAGTCTTTCAACAATACCATCTTTTCGTATGAAATAGTTAGATCTCTGATATCCTAACCTGCCGACAGGTGTTCCAGCTGGTACTCTTTTTTCTTCAGGTTTTCGTTTATACTGCTTATGTCTTTTTTCGTTATAAGACCTAGCAGTATAAAATTCGTTTTCTGCTGTTGCAGTCCAAACAATAATTGCATGTTTAATTTTTCTTGGGCAACTTTTAAGTTCAAGTTCAAATTCTTTTTTACTGTTAAGAGGTTCATATCCACCAAAAAATTCACCATCTATTTCATCATACCCCAGAGCTTCAAATCCTGTTGTTTTAGTTTTCGTGACTTCTTTTACTGGAGTTGTAGGAGTATCAACCGCAGTTTTAGTTCCCTTGTCTACTGTTTTTGCTAATTGCGTTGTTCCTGTCGATTGAACAATATCGGGAACAGGTGCTTTAGTGATAGGGTCAAAACCGCCAGGAATACTTGGAATAGATTCACCAAGTTCTTTGAATGATCCAGTTCCTTGCGCAAGACCTGTTACAGTTGCCATAATGTTACCAAAATCCATACCCAAAGAACCAAAGGGATTGCCAGGAGCAAAGTTATTAGCACCATTTACATTTGTATTAATAGCATCTCCTATCACGGATCCAATTACACCACCAACTACCGCACCAAGAGCTCCACCGTTTCTTGCTCCAGCTACGGCACCAGCAACTGCACCAAGACTACTCAGTGGATTTTTAGTTACTGGTGCAACTAATGAAGATAATGGATTTGATTGACCAACTTGCGTGGGAAGTGAAACTTCAGGAGAACCAAATGGATTACCGAGAGCACGGAACTGTTTTACAGAAAAATCTTTTTGAGGTTGTACTGCTAACAATTTTTGTTCTTGACTAGCAGCAACCACTATCGCTTCATCTATTTCTTTATTGACTTCTTCTATTTCATCAGCACTTAATCCAGCACCCTTCAACCCATTTTGAATAAATGGATCGGTTGCTAGATCTTGCAATGTAGCATTAGATTTTACGGCATTATTAACATCTGGCGCTCTGATATTATATTCTTTTGCTATAGTAGAATTTTCTAAAGTTTGCTTAACACCCTTTGAACTACCAGAAGCAATGAGTTTGTTTAAATTTTTCCTTTGTTCAGTGACGCTGGCTCCTAGTATATCAACAGCACTTTTATCAGAAGGTTCTTTTGTAACGGTAATTCCAGGAACATTAGCAGTCATCTCTGACGGTGATGGATTTGGTTTTTGAACTTTATTTGGTTTTGGTATAGCAGTTTTTGGTTTCGTAGATTCTGTTAAAGATTTAAATCCAGCAGTTTCCTTACCCAATTGATCAGAGTTAGTTGCTGTTTCGGCTATAATCTTATCTGCTTTTATTTTATTGGTTCTTGCTTTGACCCTAGACTGCTCAGGTTGATCTGAAGCAATTCTTGCCTGAGTCTTTACCCTTTCCCTTTCTGCTTTTGCTGCTTCTTTTTTTGCAGCCTTTTCTGCTGCTCGCTCTGCCTGTTGATAGTTAAAGTGGATACCTCTTGCTACTTTGTAAACACTTTTAACCAAATTGATGTTGTCCATCACTTTATGATTAAAATCACCACTGCCGTCTGTGCCCTTTTCATATTGAATATTATTCAATTCTCTAATGCGTCTGTTTATAGTTTTCTGAACAGATTTGGGGAGTGGTTTTGCTGGCGTGAATGTCGCACTATTTCCACCTGCATTAAACTTAAACCTTATAGATAAAGGTAAGTGTTTATTTACATCTGCCTCAGCATCAGCAGTGGTGATAGTATCGTTAATCAAATCCATTATTCGAACTTCCTAAATATTTCTTCGGCAAACTCAATTCGTTCTTCTTCACCAAGACGTTTATATTTACCGTCTTTTCCAGTTTTTTTCTTTATCTCATTTGCAGCAGTTCGTTCTGTTTGATATCCTGGTCTCTCAAATTTACGCATAAATACAAGTGCTGCTTCTTCTGGTGTTTCTGCCTTTTTCAATTCAGCATACCCAAGATACGGAAGCGTGGTCAACTCTTTACGAGTCCATAACAATTGTGCATATAAACTTGTGTATGTTAGATTACATGAAGCAGAGAACTCTTGAAGTGCACCGAGCCTATTACCAGCAGCTGCTGCAGGATTCCACTGAGCAATACCAAAAGAATTTTCTCCTGGAATACCTGAAATCGCAAGAGGATCAATATCTCCACCATTAGCATTCGCACCAGACTCTTCACAAAAGTTTCCTATAACTCCTGCTGCTGCTTGAGGGGATAAACTTAATCCTTCTTTTGTAATAAGAAAATTATATGCTTTTTCTATATTGGTTTCTCCATATAGATTTTCTTCATCAACCTGATCAGCAGGTAATAGATTCTTATTTACTGCAGGGTCAAACCGACTTGGTATATTTGGTTGAAAAACACCTGCTGTTGATTCAATGTCTGCTTCAAACTTTGGCATAGAACCAACAACCAATGGAAGTTGGGAATGAACACCATCTAAGAATACGCCAAAGACTTGTGCCTGTTCTTTAATCCCTGTGCTTGCTCCTAGACCTGAACTACCACCTTCTGTGACAGGTACTACAACCTGTGCCCATGGTAGATCACCATCTCGGATTTCTGAGTTGTCATGAATCCCTACGATCCTGACTTTTATTCTACCCATTTCAAGTGGATCGTTGATGCTGATAACTCTACCAACAAACCAACGAGTTTGATCACCATAGAAAGAGGGGGATTGTGGTATCATACGATTGCTTGCTCACTTGTAAAGTTTTTCATTTTTGCACATGTAATACTTATGTCATATCTTTCAACAGTGAAAGAATGTTTAGTTGCATACATTAAATAATCACCAGACTTTTTCATATCCCAATTATTAGTACTGTTGGCCTTCGCAGGTTTATTTTGTAAAAAATAAAGTCTAAGGGTGTTACCGATAGTCATGTTATGATCAGGTTTCAAAAACCCAACGCCAGAAACTCTTATTGTAACAGGTGCTTTAAGTAAATGTTGTTTCATAACATTACCAATCACCTTTTTCGCATAATCGCTGCTTTCTTTTTCTTCGTTGTAAGATTTTGGTGATGACAATCCATTATTGTATGCACCCGAACCACCTATCTGAGTTATTTTTTGTGACTGAATATTATTTAAAACTTCGCCATCTATTTCATATTCAGCAAAGTTATATTCCTTTTCTTTCGTAGAAGGTAATGCATCTACAATATCTTTTTTAAAATTAAAATCGTGTTTATGAACTTGAGAAGTAAATGCATCATAAAATTGATAATTTGCGCCCACCAAACCCTTTTGAATCATCTCAAACATATTTTCTTTTTGTTCTTCGTTGTAACTCAATATCGGAATATAATTAG